GCCAAATGGGCGCGACCAGATTGCCTGACTTCCGACCATAGCTGGTCTTGCCCGCAAGCAGGGGTTTCGCCTCTGCAGAGGCGACGAGGGGGCAATGAAAACAGACGAAGTCTGCGATCGCCCCCTCGACCCCTTCGCAGCGGACACTCCCCCACTTGATTTTTCTCGCAGCAAAGGGAACGCGGACGATTCCCCTTGCAGAAACGCTTCAACTTATAAGGAGGTACTTCCATGTCCCTGACCCGCAGTCTGCTGAAGGAATTGCAGATTTCGCCTGATGCGGCGGAACGCATCATTGCCGCTCACGTGGAATCCATCGACGCGCTTCGGCAGGAGCGCGATACCGCACGCGGCGAGGCGGCGCAGCTCGAAAGCATCCGGGCGGCGCTTGCCGAAATGACACAGGCGCGCGACGAGGCGTGCCAAGCCCGTGACAGCGCCCGCGAGGAACTGTCAGCGCTGAGCGGGCAGTTTGATTCCTATCGTCAGCAGGTGGAGACGGAAAAGCACCAGCAGGCGCGCCATGCGAATCTTCGCGCTGCCCTGCAAAGCGCCGGGGCAAATCCTCACGCGCTGGATCTGCTGCTGCTTGCCCTCCACCCCGACGAAAGCGCGTTTGACGGCGACAAAATCACCGACCCGGACGCGCTGCTTACTCCCCTCAAGGCGCAGTACGGCGCGTTCTTCGCGCAGCCGACGCGCCTGCCGACCGACGTCGTTTCCCCGCCTGTGACCGCCGCGCCGCCGCTGACAAAGGAGGATGTGCGCCGCATGTCGCAGGAGGACATCAACCGAAACTGGAGCAGTGTCTGCTCCGTACTATCGAAAGGAGATTAATACCATATGGCTATTTCCAGCTTCATCCCCAAGGTTTGGTCTGCGCGCCTGCAGGAGAACTTCCACAAGGCGCTGGTGTTCGGCTCGCTCTGCTCCCGCAATTACGAGGGCGAAATCAGCCAGTGGGGCGACACCGTTCACATCTCCAACCTGTCGGACATTACCGTCCGCCCCTACGACCCGACGAAGGACCTCGCCGAGCCGGAAGCCCTCAGTGGCACGGACATTGTGCTGACCATCGACCACGGCGCGTACTACAACTTCCTCATCGGCGACGTGGACGCGGCACAGGCGCGCGTTGACCTGATGGACGGCGCGATGCGCAACGCCGCCTATCAGCTGGCGGAGGATGCCGAGAAGTACATCCTCGCTACCATCCGCAAGGGCGCGGGCACGAAAGTGTCCGGCGCGATTCCGACGGCGGACAAGGGCGGACTGTACGGGCTGCTCATCAGCATCAAGAACGCGCTTGACCTCAAGCACGTCCCGCGCTTTGAGCGCAAGCTGATTGTGCCGATTGCGATTGAAGGTCAGCTGCTGATGGACGAGCGGTTCGTCAACGGCTCCGCGGCGGCGGAAGCGCGGCTGGCGGAGGGCGCAATCGGGCGCGCGGCAGGCTTTGACATTTACGTCAGTGCTGATTTGACGAACGAAATCATCGCCATGATTCCCGATGCGGTCACGTTCGCCAACCAGATTGCCCGCACGGACGCGTACCGCCCGGAAAAGGGCTTCTGCGACGGCGTGAAGGGCTTGAACCTGTGCGGCTGCAAGGTCGTGCAGCCCGACGGCGTGTATATCCACACCATTACGGCTTAATCCGAAAGGAGGATTCCCCTGATGACCGTAACCGTACAGGACGTGATGCGGCAAATGCGCAACTACTTCATTGCGTCAACTTTGACCGGCACGTTCACCGTTGCGGACGGCATCATTGACCTTGACCCGCCTCTTGCGCCCGGCGCGTGGGTCGCCATCGAGGGCTCCGGCTCGCTCGATGGCGTCCACCAGCTGGACGAAAATGGGAAACTGCCGGATGCGGCGGATGGGAGCTGGCGCGGACTGCTCCATCTCCTGTCCCCGACGGCGGATTTCCTGCGCCTGTGCCGCGACATTCGCGACTGGGCGGACAAGCACCCGGACGAAACGCTGCTGACGGAGAAATTCGGCTCGTACAGCCGCAGCCAGAGTTCGAGTGCATGGGAGAAGGTCTTTGAGCGCCGCCTGCGCCCGTATCTGCGGATGTTTCCGGAGGTGAAGGGCTGATGCTGACGGACTACTTCGAGCCGTTTACGCTGCTGAAATCCGCTTCCTGCCCCGACCCCTGCGGCGGGCAGCTCCAGCAGGATGTGACCGAGCTGCCCTTCCGCGCCGCCTTGGCGGATGCGCTGGGCGAAGAGGGCGAGCGCGGCGGAAAACCGTTCATCCGCGTGACACCGTATCTGCTTTGCCCGCCGGAAACGCCGCTGAAATTGGACGACATCATCCGCCGCGAGAAGGACGGCGCGCACTACCGCGTCTGCTCCCGCCCGGAGGACAGGCGAACGCCGCTGTGCGCGGGTTTCCCCTACGCCGAGGTGCGCTTGGAGAGAATGGAGGCGGACGCATGACGCTGCTTCGCGCGCTGGTCAGTCGCTTTTCCGCCCTGCTGGGCGATGTATATTATGAAGGAACTGTTCCGCCGGACGCGCCGTACCCATACGCGGTGATATCCGCCAAAATCCCCGCGGCATTCGGCGGCACGGGCGAAATCACCCTCTGCTGCTATGCGCGCGGCGGGGACAGCCACACGCGAATCGCCGAGAAAATGGCGCGGGTGATGCGCTTTTCCGGCAGTTTGGTGCACTACGGCGGCGGCTTAGCGCTGCTGCAATCCACCCAATATGCCATCGGGCATGAGAAGGGCGGCATCACCGTCCTGCGGATGACGATGGCGTTCACCCACTACCCGAATCAATGCTATTCCCTGCGAAAGGAGGAGTTTCTTTGCTGATTTCCCATCATCCCGCGTCCGCAGAGTGCTTGCAGCTGGGCGAAGGGATGCTGCTCTGCGGCTTCGACCTTGACAAGGCGCTTTCCAGCCGCGACCCGCTGGACTGCATGGCGGAGGCCGTCGCGGACGATACGAAGCGCATCGGCACGACGTGCGGCGGCGGCATCTTCCGCGCTGTGCCGCGCGAGTTCGACCCGGAGAGCGGTTCGCACCGGCTGCCGTTTGCCGGGAGCATCCGCCTGATTGACTGGCGCGTCACCCTCAGCGGCACAATGCTGGACGTAACACCCGAAAATCTGGCACGCCTGCTGCCGTCGGACACGGAAATGACCGAGCGCGTAACGACCCTCACGCCGAAGCAGACGCGCAAGCCGCTTTCCCGCCTATGCTGGATTGGTACGACAAGCCGGGGGCTGCTGGTGATTGAACTGCGCAACCCGCTTTGCATTTCCGGCGCATCGCTGACGAGTGTGCCTGATGGCGCGGGCAGGCTGCCCTTCACGTTTCTGGCGCAGAATGACCGTCCGGGCGACGTAAATCTGCCCGCGCGCTTGTACTGGTGGAAGGAGGAGACGCATGACGCAGCCTGACGTACTTGCCGACGCCCCGCAAAATCCCGAATCCACCGAAACGCCCGCCATTGACTACGACGCGCTGGCGGAAGCGCTCACGCCGATTATCTCCGCCATCATCGCGCGGCAGGTAAATCAGCGGAGGTACACATGAGAAAGGAGGTGCATTCCCCTTGGCTGACCGGCTTTACTGTGCCCTGAACGGCACGACCCTGCGCGACCTTGACGCACGGATTCACCTGCTGGATGTGGAGGAGCTTGCGCCCGCCGTGCGGACGGTGACGGCGAGCCGCATCGGCGGCGGGCTGCACCTGCTGCGCCGCCAGCGGGTGCAGCTGTCCCTGCGTGTCCGCTTCCTGATTGAGGAATACGACATCGCCGCGCGGCATCAGCTGCTGCACCTTGTGGCGGCGTGGGCGGAAGCGGGCGGCGTGCTGACGCTGCATGAGGACGGCAAGCGAGTGCTGCGCGTCGTCTGCACGGCATTTCCGACGATGAGCACGCTCAACTGGCTGGAGACGCTCTCGCTTGTTTTCACCGCCTTCTCCTGCCCCTACTGGGAGGACGCGGCGGAGACAAGTTTCCTGATGCCGAACACGTCCGATGCGCCGTCTAAGCTCCTTGCCGTTCCCGGCGACGCGCCCGAAACGCCGCTGAACCTGCTGATTCGCAACATTGGCGACGCTGCCATCACGGCGCTGACCATATCCGCCGCGGGGAAAATCAGCTTTCAGGGGCTGACGCTTGCCCCCGGCGCGGCAATTCGGATTCACCACGACGCGGGCGTTTTCGCGGCGGAAATGGTGTCGGATGACAGCACGGTGTCCATTCTGCCCTATCGCACGCCGGATAGCGCGGATGATTTGCTGCTGCGGCCGGGTGTGCTGAACGAAATCCGCGTGGAAGCCGCCTCTGCGGCGTTTGTGTCCGGGCGGTGCAAAGGGAGGTATTGCTGATGAATCTGCCGTGTCTGCTGGACGACAAAATGAAGCCGCGTGCGGATCTGCACCCGATTCGCCTGACGGTTGACCGTTCGCTTCAGCCGCTGTCGATGGCGGAAATGGTGCTGCCGCCGGAGGATGCGCCCGTCTGTGTGCGGGACTTCGTGCGCCTTTGTGACGGCTTCGGGGATGACGAAATTTACCGCGTTTCCAGCATCAGCGAAGAGCCGGGCTTGCGGCGCGTGGTGCAGCTGGAGCACGGGATGGCGACGCTGGCGGACGACATGCTGCCCGCGCTGACGTACGCGGAAAACGTGCAAACCATCCTCAAGCGCATCCTGAGCTACCAAACGCGCATCCGCTGGCGGCTGGGCGACGTCGAGGCGGACGAGGGGTTGGTGATTTCCGCGATTGGGCAGACGCAGTCAATTTACGCCGCGCTGACGAGCTTGCTGGACATGCTGCCCCCGAACCTCTGCTGGGCGTTCGACCAGACGAAGCTGCCGTGGAAGCTGCATCTGCGCAAGCTGCCGGAGGAAATTTCGTGCGAAGGGCGGCTGACGCGCAACATCAGCACCGTGCGCGTCACCCGCGACGCGAGCCGGCTCTGCACGCGCGTGTTCCCCTATGGCTGCGGGCAGGGGCTTGACCGCGTAACGTTGACCCCGCTGCTGGGGCGCGAATACATCGACGCGGCGGACACGAAAACGTGGGGCATTGCCGCGCGGACGTTCACCAGCGACCAAATTATGGATGCGGATACGCTGAAGCGCGTGGCGGAACGCTACTTGGAGCGGCACAGTCAGCCAACCGCGACGGTGCAGCTGCAGGGCATTGACCTCTCGCGCATCACGGGCGAATCGCTGGATACCTTCCGGCTGGGGCAGCGTTTTCGGCTGGCGCTGCCGGAGGAAAATACGGTGCTGGTGGAGCGCATTGTCGCCATGCACATTCCGGACGTGTTCGGGCAGCCCGGTCGGGTGACGCTGACGCTGGCGAACCGTCAGCCCGCGCTGTCCGACGAAATCGCCGATTTGCTGCGCGAGGTGAACGCAAGCAAGCTCATCGGCGGCAAGCTGACGGAATTGACCTTCCGCAATCGCGCGACCGGCACCTACACCGCCCCGATTTCGCACCCCTTCACGCTGGATGAGTACCCGTCGGTGCTGTCCTGCGTGATGCGGATGACGGCGGACAACGGCGTATACATCCAAACCATCCTGGTGGACGGCACGGAAATTCCATACAGCGTGTGGGGCAAAACGCAGTCGCTTGATGCGCTCCCCTACCTCCGCCGCACGTCTATCGGCGCGGTTGATTCCGGTCAGCACTCCCTGCTGATGATGCCCACAAACCCCGGCGGCTTCGTGACCTCCGTCATCACGCTGAAGGTCATCGAGAAGATGGGCGCATAAGGGGTTTCACCCCTTGAACCCCACCAGAGGCGCTGCCTCTGGACTCCGCAAGGGAGTTCCTCCCTTGACCCTTTCGCGCGATTGAGTTGGTGACGCTCTCATGCTGCTTCCGCGTGTTTATCCACAGGTTACGAACACTATCCCCGATTCTCATTGCTAATTATCATAGGAGGTGATTGATTTGCTCAATTTGGAACAGCTCATCAGCGACTTTGAAGCCTGCATCGGCTTCCCCTATGCATCCCCCGGCACGAACGACGAGCGCGGCATCGACTGTTCCGGCATGTTCGTCCGCGCGTTCCGCCGTCAGGGCGCATCCATCTACCACGGCAGCAACACCATCTTCCGCAAGTACCTCGCCCGTTCGGGTACGATTGCATCCGCCGCCGACCTTCACCCCGGCATGGCGGTGTTCAAGTGGAAGCCCGTAACGCCCGCGCGCTTTTCAGACGGGCTGGGCGACTTCTGCCACATCGGGCTGGTCACGAGCGTGTCGCCGCTGCGCATCGTCCACGCATCCACCGAGGGCATGGCAGTCAAGGCGGACAGCAAAATCGGCAAATGGCGCTATTGGGGCTGGCTGAAGGACGTGCCTGAAAACAGCAGCTTCAATTCTGCGGACGATTCCGCCGTGTCCACTCCGTCCAGCGTGTCCCGCCCGACCCTCCGCACGGGCAGCAGGGGCGATTCCGTCCGCCTGCTGCAAACGCTGCTGAACCGCGCGGGCTACGAACTTGCCGTAGACGGCATTTTCGGCACGATGACGCGGTGCAGCGTGAAGGGCTTCCAGTCCGAGCGGGGCTTACAGGTGGACGGCATCGTCGGCAAACAGACGTGGGCGGCGCTGGAAGGAGGCGGCGCATGAGCGAATCGCTGCTTGTGGCGCTGATTTCGGGTTTCTGCACGCTGGCGGGGTCATGCGCGGGCGTGCTGGCGTCCTCCCGGCTGACGCAGTACCGCTTGGCGCAGCTGGAAAAGCGCGTCGCCCAGCACAACAACCTGATTGAGCGCACCTACCGGCTGGAGGGGCGCATGGACGAGGCGGAGCATGGCTTGCAGGAGATTCGCGGGCGGATGGCGGCATAAAAAAAGGGTGGAACGTCCTTCCACCCAAGCACCCCCGATGGTCATTTCTGCATCAACGCTGCCGGGAAGATTCAGCCCCACCTCGACGTAAACAAAACGCTTTTCCTCCCATTTTTCTTCCAGCGTGAAGAAAAAGATTTGCACAGAAAGGATGATTGCATGAAAATCAACTGGTCGCTTCGTTTCCGCAACAAGGTTTGGCTAACGACGCTGCTGGCGGTCGTCTGCACGTTCGTGTTCAACCTGCTGGACTTGTTCGGCATTGAGACAACGGTAGCGCAGGAGCAGGTGATGCAGCTGGGCGCGGCGCTGCTGTCCCTGCTGAGCACCCTGGGCGTTGTGATTGACCCGACGACCCCGGGCGTCAGCGACAGCCAGACGGTGATTGAGCGGAAGTAAACGAAAAGGCAGGTACACCCATTTGCGCGGTGTGCCTGCCTTATTTTTGGTTCTTTACGGAAAGTTTGGGGGGCAAACAAGGGCTTAGGCGAAGCACCAAAAGCTGCACGCGGAAGGAGCATGAAAGCGCGACCAACTCAATCGCGCGGAGGGGTCAAGGGGGAAATTCCCCCTTGCAGGGTCAA